CAGTGATCATATTATTATAAATTCTAAACCTATCTATAAATCGTTCAGTCACTGACAGTTCTTGGCTAGCACTAACCCATCTGAAAGTTGGTTTTATTACCATGTGTCTAACATGCCACTCTGAGTTGTACTCGATCAAGTCATGAGTTCCTATTGAGCTTTTGGCTTCATTGCAAAAAACAGATAAATAAGGAGAAACTCGCTCTTTCCATAATAGCAACCTTTTCAACATCTGCATAGTTTTAAGGGTTGGTTTCCCAGGCACAGATATCATACAGCCTGAATCATCACTTCCTTGACAGATTGTTATCAACACTTTGTCCATTCTTAGTCTACCCTTGCAAGCGTTAATCAGAACTTGTTTCATCACCTCTTGTATCATGGTGTGGTATAAGGAGCTAGTTGTGTGCAAAATTCCTTGAAACATGCCAGAAATGATCTCAATCAAGTTCCCTCTTGCATTCACAAACATTCCTTCACCCTTTTCAAATTCTTCTTTAAATTTCATGTATACATCATTGCTAGTCTGAAGCTTTACATTAGCAGCTAAACTAGAAGCTTGTTTTAGCGGGAAAGATAGTCTTTTCCTCGGCCATAGAGATAATGCACTCAGAGTGAATTCTTTCAATTCTTCTGGAAGGATTGCTTGGAACATGGCAGCAAAATGACTAGAATGGTGGAATTGACACCAAGTAGTTGCGTCAGCAGATTTAGAAACTGTCGTGAAATTGTTACCAAACATCTCTTTTGACTTTGCATAATGTTCCTTAACAAACTTGTCTTTGGTATCTGGATTCACAGTTGTTTCAGATGGAAAATAAGAGCATATTGTGCGTGAAACTAACTCAACAAAATATTGCACAATTCTTGCCATGAATTCTAACACATGAATTTCTCTTTCTCCTCCATGTTGAGATTTATCAAACTGATCACTATCAAAATGACCTTTCTTCAATAATTTTTGTAAACACCATGGGGCTAGCTGACTTAAATGTATGATTTTCTTTCCAGTGTCAGATTCATATTTCTTGATGATCTCAGTCATAGATTCCATGCAAAAGGGACGCTTAAGAATCTCTTCTGGGAAATCTTTCTTTAACTTTTGAAATGTCTCTTCTGTGCTGTCAGAACCTAAGGGTACCACAACATCTTTGGAATGATCCCTTGAAGACACCTTCAATGTTGCTAAGTCGCTGAAATTGGATCTAGAGACTGCATGAACAAAATCATTCATTATCTTGGACTTATAATCAACACCAAATTTTGATTCTAGCAGATCCGAAAAAGCACTTGAAAAGAACTTAATCAGTGGC